ATAATGATAAAATTTTTATAAATGGTAAATCAGCAGGATTTATTTTACCAGCAGAACAAAATGGAAAAACAATTAATGCTTTAGGTAATGCACAACTTAACACAGCGGAAAAGAAATATGGTTCTGCAAGTTTGCAATTAGGTGGTACAGGTGATGCGGCAAAAATAAACACTAATGCAGACTTTGGATTTGGAACAGGAGACTTTACAATAGACTTCTGGGGTAATTTATCAGCACTACAATCAACAGCATTGTTTGATATGAGAACAAGTGCCGCACTACAAAACAGTTTATATGTTTATGTAACAAACAATGGACCAAAAGTTTATGTCAACGGTTCTGAAGTTATTTCAGGTTCACAAGGATTTAATTTAAACACATGGACACACTTTGCTCTTGTAAGGCAGAGTGGTACTTTAACAATGTATGTTGCTGGACAAAACGTTGGTTCTGCAACAGTGAACCAAGACTTAGGTGGTGCTAAACCACTTGTAATTGGAAACAATTGGAATCAAACATTAGGTTTAACAGGTCACATTGATGAATTTAGAGTATACAAAGGTTCAGCAGTTTACACAGGAAACTTTACGCCACCAACAGTTGGTGCAGTTGGTAATGCAAACACTGTGTTAGTTGCAAACTTTGATGGTAACAATGCATCAACAATATTTTTAGATAAAAATTTAATTGCACAAGATATTAGATTTAGTAATGGCGCAACAGCAACAGCATTTACTTTAGTTGATTATGCAGACTTTGGTGCAGAAGTTAGATCAATAGCATCAGCATCAATTTATGGAACATTTGGAATGAAAGGTAACGGTCCAGGTGTTAGAATGTATCTTATCAGTCATAACTTTGCTTACATCGGAAATGACTACAATGTAGATAACGATGCAAACACAGTAATACAAGCAAACGAAGTTGTTGCAACAAATGGTGCAAAAATATTTTTTAGTTCAGTTGACCACAAAGGAGACTTTAGAGTTGGTGATCAATTTAGAGTTGATCAAAACACAGGACAAGTTGATTTTACAAGTGCAAACTTAAACATTGATGTTGATCAAGCACTTACATTTACAACAGGTTCAGACGTTACAGTAATTTCAGGAAGTTCAATTGAAACTGGAAATGTTAAATTATCAGGTAATACTATCACAACAACATCTGGAGATTTAACTTTAGATTCATTTGGTAACAACACAGTATTCAATGACAACGTAGATGTAAATGGAAATCTTTCTGTAATAGGTGATATTACTATTGGTGGTAATGTAACTATTGGAGACGCATCAACAGACGAAATTACAATATCTGCTGGTATAGATTCTAACTTGATTCCAAACATAGATACCACATATGATTTAGGTTCTTCAACTAAAAATTGGAACACATTATTTGCTCAAGAGGCACAAATTGATAGTGTTAACATTGTTGGAAATGTAATTCAATCAAATAACACAAACGCAGATTTAGATATAAGAGCAAGTGGTACAGGAAACGTAACATTAGAAAACTTTGCTGTTCAAAATGATACAATTACAAACACATCGGGAGACTTTATTGTTAATCCTGCAAGTAATATTTTCAAAGTTCAAGGTACAGGTTCTATAAGAATTCCATCAGGCACAACAGCACAAAGACCTGGTTCGCCAGTGGCTGGTATGATGAGATACAACACAGATGATACTGTGTTTGAAGGCTACAATGGCACAAATTGGGTGGCTTTGACTGGTGTATATGATCTAGATAGAGACACTTATATCACAGCAGAACAGACACCTGGTGCTGATGATGATACAATAAGATTTTATGCAGGCAATACACTGGTTGCAAACGTAAGTCCAACAAGATTTGACGTAACAACTTTAAGGGTAGATGATATTCAAATCAGTGGAAATACACTTACAACTGTCCAAACTGACCAAGATTTGATCCTAAATGCCAACGGAAATGGTACTATTAGGATTGAAGACTTCAGATTCTCCGGAAATACGATAACTAATGTTATATCTTCTCCATTAGTGTTTAAAACTACTGGAAGTGGGTATATTGATGTATCAAACTCTGGTGGATTTGTACTTCCAGTTGGTACAGGTGCTGATAGACCACCAACTCCATTGTTGGGTATGATTAGATATAATACCAACGATGAAAGGGTTGAACTTTATGACGGTAGCCAATGGGGTTCCATTGCAGGTTCATCAGGTGCTGTAAGTATTATTGATGCAACAGAAATAGCCGTACAAATTGCGGTAACGTTAGGATAAAAAAGAATGGCAACAAATTTTAGAAATAATGTAACAAAAAACATTGGAACTGTTCCTGTTTCCGTATACACAGCACCAATTTCAATTTATTCAACAGTGGTTGGATTAGTTCTAGCAAATTTAACTGAATCAGTTGTGAAAGCAAGTGTAACATTAACAGCAACACCAGATTCAGTAACAGGTTTTATTGTAAAAGATGTTTTGATTGCACCAAACTCTAGTTTACGTGTGTTAAACTCAGGAGAAAAATTAATTGTAGCAAGTCAAAACAGTTTAAACGTACAGTCAAATATTAACGACTCACTTGATTGTGTGTTAAGTTATGTGGAGATAAGTTAAGATGTCGAATACAGTTGGACAAGATACAAATGTATATTTAGAAAACGGTGTAAAGGATCGTTACTTCTATGGTTTGAGAAGAACCGACGAAGGAGAATTATACATTGGTAAGGTTGACCAATTGTCAGCAAATGATCCGATAACAATTAACTTACCTGGAAACATTGACGACAACTATAAAGATTTTGATCAAGGTTATGATTTTTATGAAGGAAGAGATTTAAATCATAGCAAACCATTTGTAAATTTAAAGTACGAACAATTTAGATGGGATGATGTAAATTTAAATTATTACATCAATGATGAAGGAGAATTTGTTGTTAGATTGAACAGTAATCGTGGAGATGGTACTATCACATATCCACAAACAGATGAAACGGTTGTTACAGAAACAACTCCGTTTACATTTGATAAGACAACATATAATATGGATAGTAATGAAATAACATTCGATAGAAGTTAAAAACGTGGGAGGAAACGAATGACAAGACAATTAATTAACACCGGTATTTTACCTAACGATGGTCAAGGTGACTCGTTACGTGATGCTGGTACAAAACTGAATTCCAATTTCAGTGAATTATACACTGCACTTGGAAACGGTACAGCACTGACAATTGTCAGTAATAATTTATTAAACGCAACAGGTTCAAACAAAGTAAGTTTTTTATACACTAATCTTTCAGATCTGCCAGATGCAAGTACGTATCACGGAATGTTCGCCCACGTTCATTCTGAGAATGCTTCTTACTATGCTCACGCAGGTGCATGGGTTAAACTCGCAGACGAGAATAAATCCATTGACATTTTATCGGATGTAGATACTTCAACAGCGGCTCCAACAAACGGACAAGCACTTGTTTGGGACGTAGGTACAAGTAAATGGAAACCAGGTACAGTTTCCGGCGGCGGTGGCGGCGGAGGTGGTGCAACTACCTTCTTGGCACTTACAGATACGCCTACAACTTTTTCAGGTTATGCAAATGGCTTCTTAAGAGTGAACGGTGCTGGTGATGGTTTAACACTTGTAAACAATTTTTCAATTGATGTTTTATCAGATGTTGACACAACAACTAGTGCTCCAACATCAGGACAAGTTTTAAAATGGAACGGTACGCAATGGGCGCCGGCGAATGACGCAACATCAGGTGGCGGTGGATTAGACGCTGACACATTAGATGGTTTGGACAGCACATACTTTTTAAATTACAACAATTTAACAAACAAACCAGCAATTCCAACAGCGTTCACAGGACTATCAGATACTCCTACAGACTTTACAGGTGCGGCTGGTAGATTTGTTAAAGTAAATGGTTCAGGTACTGCTTTAGAATTTGTTACATCTTCTTCGGCGTCAACAGCATTGAATGATTTGACAGATGTTACGGCTTCAGGAGCGGCACAAGGTGATGTATTATACTACAATGGAACTGCATGGGTTTTACAAAATGGTCCAGTAATTAGATGGAATATTACAAACAACGGCGCAAGTGATTACACATTTAATGGTCCAGGTTTTCCTAGTGCTGTAAATGATCCAGTATTATATTTGATGAGAGGACACACTTACGTTTTTGTAAATGGTGGCGGCTCTACACACCCATTTGAAATTAGAGTTTCAAACGGCGGAAGTGCGTATAGTACAGGAGTAACTGGTTCCCAATCAGGAACACAGGTGTTTACTGTACCAATGGATGCACCAAGCACATTGTATTATCAATGTACGGCGCATAGTGGAATGGGTAACACAATAAACATAGTGAGTTAATAGATGGCACAAGTTTTTGGAGTAGGCATAGATGAATTACAGAAATCGCTGGCAAACAGCAGATATTTCTATGGTTTACGCAGAACTGATAGTGGCGAATTGTACATGGTGAAAGCAGATTTACTTGAACTAGAAGATGGTGTTCAATTGAATAGACCAGGTAATATTGATGCAAATTATAATAACTTTTCAAGAGGTGAAGATTTTTTTGAAGGTAGAGATCAACAGCACAGAACAGTTTATAAGAATCTTGTTTATGAACAGTACAAATGGGACGGAAGAAACCTATTTTATTATGTGAATAAAGATGGTGAATTAGTATTAAAAGTTAACGAGGCACAAACGTATTTAGGATACGTTGAACCTTATAGTAGTTAGAGGAAATAAATAGTA